TGCCGGACGCCGCCGAAATGTCGAGCGCTTGTTGCATGATCTTCTGCGACTTCGACACGTCGCCGGTCGCGGTCACGATCTTCTCAAGCGCCGGCCGGAGCTGCGGCCGGGTTGGCGCGTCATTGAAAAACTGAGACGCACGATCGCGCGTGATCGCGGTCGCGTCGAACAGCGACGGCTGATCGTCGTCAATCGTTCGACGGCGCGACCGACGATGCGGCTGATACTCGACGGCGCGCGGCGCGACAGCCGCGCGCAGCTCAACAGCCGGCGCCACGCGGGCGACGTGACCACGCGCCCGCGTGCGGTTCCCGCGCCGGCTGTTGCAGCCATAGTGCACGAGTCGCAGCTCATCGAGCGGCGGAAGCAGCGCGCCGCCGGCGTGCACCGGGACGACGTGGTCAACGCTGGCGGACAGCGACGAGCGCGCCGGCGCGCGGAAGTCGATCGGGCCGCCGCAGATCTCGCAGCAATCGTCGGCGCGCGCGCGGAGCTGCGGCATCAGCCGCAGCGCGTGAGCGCGCCAGCGGCGCCCGTGCGGTCGCTGATCAGTAGGGCTGTGGATAACCCGAAACCTTAACCGCGCGACCGGCGGCTAGCACTACAGCTCCGCACCGGCTATCGAAGGGCCGGCTGCGCTGTAGCGCTTTGACGCATAGCTAACCCATAAGCGAAAGCGTAAAGCTATCGCTAAGCGCGCCGGCAATTCGGCGCGCAAAGGTTAGAGCAAACGCAACGAGGATTCATCGGGGCATACACGCCGGGAAAGGCCAGCGCTACTCTCACCCGAATCGGCACCGTTACTATGTTGTGCAAAGTGTTCTGTAACCCAGACGTACCACGGCTCGCGATTCTCACGCGCCCGCTCTAGAAACCGGAGCAGCTCAGCGAGCGCAAGGATTCGCTGCGCCGCGAGGTAGTCCTGCCACTCAGCCGGCGAACGGCTCATCTGCTCGCCAGACCGCATCAGTCGCAGTAGAGCGTCTGCCCGGTGTAGTCGGAGCCGGCGCCGCGCTCAAGCCGGCCCGATCGGCGCAGCCGGCCCGGCATCGGACGGGCGAACACGGTAGGCGCCGCCGGCGCCGCCGGCGCGCCCGCGCTCGACTCGCAGCGCGAGCAGCCGTCGTAGGGCAGCTCGACGGCGACGAGATGGGCGAGCACGTCGAGCTGGCGCACGCGCAGCCCGCACGCCGTCCAGCCGTCGCCCGTGTCCCAGTGAGTTGCGACCACGCCGTGCCGATCGGCACGGACAGCGAGATAGCTCAGCCGGTCGCTCATCGGAGCCGCCGATGATCCCGGCCCGCGGCCGTGGAGTCAAGTAGGCGGCGCACGGCCGCGGCGTCCAGCTCGTTACCGTCGCAAGCCTTGACCAGCCGGCGCCAGCGCTCGTGCTCCGGGCAGTCGCAGCCGACCCGGTGCCGCCGGCGTCGGCGTTTCACGTCAGCTCGCCGCGGTCGTGGGCGACGAGCACGGCCGGGATCAGCCGACGCTCACCTAGCCGCTCGATCGCCGTCGGCCGCACCGTGCGCACGGTCGCCGGCGATATGCCCAGCTTCGCCGCGGTCTCGTTCACGGTCAGCCCGGCCGCGGCGCACGCGAGCACGTCGCGCTGCCGCGGCGTCAACGGCCCGGTCGTGGAGTAGCTCGACGTCATCGCGGGCCGCCGTAGCGCAGCTCGTTCCCCAGCGCGAGCAGCACAGCGCCCGCGGCATAGGCGCCCAGCGCCAGCTCGACGGCGCTAATCGCCTGCAACAGATCCTCTAGCGGCTGCCCGTCCGGGTAGTCGAACACGGCCGGCGGCGCATTGATCAGCGCGTCGCGTAGGTGCCGGTCGTTAGACGGCGTCATTCCGCGACCCTGACGAATGCGACTTTTGCCATGCCGGACTTTTTCCGTGAGCGGCGCATTACCTCGCCGCCGTTGGAGTTGTTCGACGTGGACGTATTTCCTTCGATCGCCTGCCACGACGTATTCGTGCCTTGCTCAAAGATCCCGACGTGGTCGTATTCGCCGCCCGACCAGTCGTAGAGCACGACGTCGCCGGGCCGCGGCGAGCTGGTCAGCGACAGCCCGTAACGCTGGGCGGCAGCGTCCGCGTAAAGATACGGGCAATAGGCGTAGCGTGATCCGCGTGTAAACGACGGCGACGGGCGCGACGGCCCTAGGCTAAAGCAATAGGTCACGAATATTGCGCACCAGGGCTGATAGTTTACGCCATACCATGATCCAAACTTCGTGGAATTCGACCCGGAAGGCGACTCTTTATATCCGATGTAATCGGCGGCGAGCGCGAGCGCGGACTCGCGCGGCGAGTCGGTCGCCGGCGGGTTGAACATCGCGAACGCCTCCGCGAACAGATTGATAGCGAGCGCGTCCATCAGCGGCTCGCCGGCGTGCGGCAGCCCGGCCGGCACGCGAGCGTTCCTCCACGAGTTGTACGTTTTCTCGCCCACGTTCCCGGAGCCTTCCCAGCCCATCTGCCGCTGATAGCCGGCCACGCCGGAATCCGCGACGTTCCCGCCGGGCTTGCCGTGCGCAAACTGCTTGCTATAGCTGCGGTCGAACGGCTGCCACGGCCAGCGGCCGGCGCGCGAGATCACGCGCTTAGCCGCTTCGACGTCCGGGCCGGGCGAGCTGGCCGGGTAGCCCGGCGTGCCGGGCGCGTGGAGCTGGCGAGGTAGCGGGATCGTGCAGACGGCAGGGCCGCCGGGATAGGGCTGCTGCCACTCCCACGCCGGCCCGGTGCTCACGGCCGCAGACCATAACAGCCGGCCCGGCCGCCGATCCACCCCCAATTCTGTATACCCAACGACCGATTTAAAGCGCGTCTGAGCGTCTGCGGCCGGCCGGGCAGGGTATGTGCCTTGCCCGGATTCGGCGTGTCTCAGCGGCTACCCGCAAGCCCACTGGCGCCAGCCGCCGTCACGGGCGACGGTCTCAGCGGCCGATAGCGCGTTCGCGACCGGGTCGAGCGCGTCCAGCCCGTAAGGCGCCCAGCCCAACTGGAACAGCCCGCGATAACGGCCGTTGACCGCCCACGGCCGCATCGTGGACTCGCAGAACGCAACGGCCCGCATCTTGCGCTCGTCCACGTCGAACACGCGGGCAGCGAGCCGGATCGCATAGCTGGCCGTCGGCGCCCAGCGCCGGTCGAGCACGGCCCGTATGCGCGACAGCGTTATGCGCTGCCCGTTCGCCAGCCGGCGATTCGCGACAGCGCGAACGCGCCACTGGGCAGCCGTCAGCCCGTCCACGCGCCGCTCGACCGTGCGGGTCACCGTGATCGTGCCGTAAACGGTCACGGCCCGGCCCGTCGGGATCGGCTCGTCGCTCGCGCTCGTGCCGGCGATCGCGAGCGCAGCGGCGGCGCCCAGCCCGGCGAGTAGCAGCGCCGCGGCCGCCTTCAACGGCGCATCCTGCGCGTGCGGCGATGAGCGCGCTCGCCGGCGAGCACGAGCGCAAGGCAACAGACGAGCACGACGGCCGGCAGCCCGATAAGCAAGACCTCAGTCACGGCGCCCGTTCAACCTACCTTCGATCCGGGACACTCGCCCGTACAGCGACCAGACGGCCCGCACGAGCGCGCCCACGGACACGGCGAGCACGGCCAGCGCCGTATCTCGCGCGGCCGCCACCGCTCAGACCTTCGTGATCCTGATATAGCCCGGCACGCGCTTACCGACGCCGCCCACGTCAGCTTGAACGGTCAGGATCGACGCTGACTGGCCGTAGGCACGGAACGAGTAGACACGGGCGCCCGCGACCGGCGTCAGATGCCGGACGCAGACGGGGACGAATTGATCGGCGTTCGTCTCTGACGGCTTGTCGGCGGCGAGCAGCCCTAGCGACACGTTCGCCGTGTTGTCCCAAAGAACGAGGAACGTGCCGCCGGACGCGCCGGTCGCGGTCGATACATAGGCGGGCGCGAAGCATTCAATCCTGATCTTTGTCGCGCCGTCGAACACGACGCTAGTGGACGCGACGAGCTGCGTCGCCGCCGCTTCGGTCGTGTTCGGGCACGAGACCGGCGCCGTGAATTCGTTATAGGCCAGCTCCGCGCCCTGCGTGCCGCCGCCGCCGCCGCCGGACGGCGTCTGCCAGCTCGTGGCGTAGTCGGTCGCGCTCGCCTTCGTGAGCACTTGGCCGGCGACGCCGCCGGCCGGCACGAGACCGCCGGCGAGCGGCGTCCAGCCGTAGGCGTAGTCGCCGGCGCCGGACTTCGTGAGCAGCGCGCCGCTGGCGCCGCCCTTCGGCGGCAGCTTCGGGTCGATCGCGGTCGCTAGCGAGTTGAAATTCGCCGCGCCCTGGTTGACCGGGTCGGACGCCGCCGGGTAGGGCAGCGCGTGCACCGGCGTCGATCCCATTCTGAGCCTCCGTTTCCTCAGGGCCGCAGATCGTCGGCATTCGCCCACGACACGGCCGGGTTAATCGTGTCCCAGTGATCGGTCGCCGGCAGATCCGACCAGACGACGTGCGCGACCTCGCCCGACAACCCCGTATCGGACAGCGCGACGTCCATCGTCCAGACGAGCTGCCGGCCGTCGCTTTGAATCGTGTCCTGCCAGCCCTCGACGTAAGCCGTCCAGACGCTGTACGGCGCCGGCGCCGGCAGCCCCGAGATCTTCAGCGCTTGCCCGACGCGCAGCTCATAGCCGCGGAGCAGCGACAGCGACGGCGTCGTCCAGCGCGGCGTCTTTTGCTGGGAGACGACCGACTGGGCGAGAATGTCAGCGTCGCTCTTGTTGGAGATCTCAGACGGGTTCGCGGTGAACGTGCGCTCGCCGTACAGATCCTTTGCCGTCTGGTCAGCGACGATCGACGTGAGCTGCGGATTCGCCGTGCCGTACCCGATCACGGCCCGGTTCGCGCCGGGCAAAACCTTCGCCCAGCCCGGCACGAATTCGACGTCCGAACCAGGGATCGTCGTCGGGCTGTTGGCGTCGCGGCTCTTGCCGGCGTCGAACCGGATCGTGCCGTCCGGCGCGTCGGTCGCTTGCGCCTGCCCGATCGCCAGCAAGCTATCGAGGTACTCAGCGAGCGACACGGGCGCGACCGGGCGCGCGTTTAGGTTCGGCGCCAGCCCGGCCAGCGGGTAGTCGAGATAGGCGAGCAGACCGGCCTCGTTGAACACGGTCGATACACGGCCGCGCAGACCCTGCGCGACGTAAGCCTGCGTCCCGACGATGTAGCTATCGAGCGTGGACAGCCGGCCGACGGCGATCAACGTGACGCGATCGCCGTCCACGCTGGCGTCGGTCGTGCGGCCGGTGAAACGCGGCTTTTCCGGGCCGCCGTCCACGCGGTAGCGGATCACGAGCGGCTTCGACAGCGCGATAGCTTGCACGAATCCTTTAGCGACTCCGACGAGCGTCACTTGTGCCGTGGACGGCGTCGTCGCGTCGTAATAGCTGCCGCGGCCGTGGCGGATCGTGATATCCGCCGCGACATTCTCTAGCGGCATCGTCGCGCCGTCGATCGACACGGACGAAACGGCCAGCATTTAGTACGTCCGTGTTTGGTATTGGTAGCCGCTGCGGCGCACGCGGGTATCGAGGTATTTCGATATCGCGCGGGCCGTGCCTTCCGGGTCAACGGCGCCGAACACGTTGACGGTCACGCCGCCGGCTGCTACTGCCCGGCCCGATCGGGCGGCGCCGCCGGCTGCCTTTCCAGCCGGCGCGCCAAGCCCGATCGGGCCGGGCAGATCAATGTGCGGAACGTGGATCTTGCCCAGCCAGCCGATCAGATCGTGGATCTTCCCTATAACCCAGTCGATCGCGTCACCGATGCGGCGGATCGCGCCGCTGATCGCGTCGAGCGCGGCCGTCGCGCCCGCCTTCAGCTTGTCGAAGTTCTGCAAGATCAGATACACGGCGGCGCCGATCGGGCCGAACGCGAACAGCGCGAGCTGCCAGTGATCCACGATCCACTTGAACGCGCCGGTCGCGGCGGCGAGCAGCGCACGGAACGCGGAACCGACGGCGCCGATCGCGATCTTGACGGCGTCGAACGCCGCCGTGACGATCGCCCGGAACGTGTCGCTCTTTTTGTAGGCGACGATGATGCCGGCCACCAGGGCGGCGATCGCGATCGTGATCAGCCCGATCGGGTTCGCGTTCAACGCGGCGTTGAGCAGCCATTGCACGGCCGTCCACGCGGCCGTCGCCGCCTTCACGATCAGCGAAATGGCGTGGTAGGCCTTCATGGCGACGTTGGCGGCGAGGATCGTCGCGGACAGCGCCGCGACGGCCGCGACCAGCACTTTGATCGCGGTCTGATTCTTGCTGGCGAAGTCCGCGACCTTAGATAGCAACGGGATCACGGCTTCCACGACCGGGATCAACGCCGTCCCGAGCGACTCTTGCAGCTCGTTCGTCTGGTTCGTGAGGATCTGCATCTGGCCGGCCGCCGTTTCGGCTTGCGCCGCCATGGCGCCGCCGGTCTTGTCTTGCAACTCCGCCATGATCACGCCGTAATCCTTGGACGACTTCGCCGCCTCGCTCAAGCCGGGAATCAGCTTCGACAGCGCCGCCGTCTGCCCGGTGTAGCCCTTTGCGATCGCCGCGCTCACGGTGTCTAGGTCTTTGCCGGACGCCGCCGAAATGTCGAGCGCTTGTTGCATGATCTTCTGCGACTTCGACACGTCGCCGGTCGCGGTCACGATCTTCTCAAGCGCCGGCCGGAGCTGATCGTCAGCGACCCCCGTGGACTTCGACACGCCGCTGATCCAGTCCTCAGTCGCCTTCACTTGCTTACTCGTGGCGCCCGTCGTTCGCTCAAGCACGCCGGCCAGATGCGCCTGCGCGGTCGCGTCCTCCATCGCCGCCTTCGTCGCGCCGATCGCGGCGACGCCTATCGCGCCCAGCGCCGCGGCGGCCGGCAGCGCCGCCTTCTTGACGCCGGCGCCCATCTTCTCGCTCGCGCTCATCGTGTCGCCCAGCGACTTGTTCACCGTGGACAGCTCGCGGACAGCCTGCCCGGCGTCGGCGCCGATCTTGATCAGAATGTTCGCCGGCCCGGCCACTATCGCCTACCGATCCGCATAAGCCGGGTCGAGCTCGACCCGTCCTCGAGATGGGTTACGCGCAACGGTGAGCACAACTACCGATCGGGCCCGGCCGTATTTACGGTCAACGCTGCGCATTAGGCGAGTCCCTGCTCGTGGAGCACGTCGAACACGGCGCGCTGATAGGTCGCGAGCGCGCCGGCGCGCTGGAACTGGGCGACTGTCGGCGCGATCCAGTGTCCCGGCGACGGCGCCACGCCAAAACGGTTCGGATCAGACTTCGGGCCTTGCTCCGATCCCCAGACGAGCGCGCCGGCCGGTGCGCCGCCGGCGCCGACCTTACGCGGGCCGCCGATCGACACGACCGGGACACGGTCACTCTTGACCCGGATCGAGCGGGCGACACGCGGCGCGACCGGCACGCCGGACTGAGCTGCCGCACGGGAGAGCTGCCCGGCGAGCACGGTCGCGCAGCTCTTGGCCGCATCGCGTAGCTGCTTGTTGACGCCGGATCGCAGCTCGCGCTCAAGCGCACGCGTCGCGCCAAGCGTCTCCATCAGCCCGTCGATCTCGACCGACAGCCCGGCGCTAGCCATCGCCGCCCGCGCGCTCGTGGAGCACGTCGATCACGGTCGCCAGCTCGACGTCGGACAGCCCGCGGAACGTGTCGAGCGGCCAGCCGGTCACGATCGCGAGTTCGACGAGACCACGCCGGACAGATCCGGCAGGGTAGGAGGGACAGACGCCGGCTCATCGTCGGATTCGACGTCCGCGACGGTCTTGCGCCAGACGTCGAAGCCTTCCGGGACGGCGAGCGCGACATACGCGAGATACATCTGCCAGCGCTTCACCGGAAACCGGGTGATCGTGTCGGCCGTCGGTGTCAGCGGGTAGTCGTGGCGGATCGCGTAGTCCTCCCAGTCAGCGAGGATCGCGGCGCCGCCTTCCCACGGCTCAGCGCGGCCGTCGAGATAGTGAACCGTGCCGGTGAACCGGATCACTCCGTGCCCACGCCGTCAGTTCGGATCGGCTGCCCGACCAACGGCAGCTCGACGCTGGTCACGACCTGGACTTTCACGTCGCCGCCGATCTCCATCGGCCGGACTTGGACGGTGCCGGCGTACTTCGTGCCGTCCGCCGTCTTAGGCGTCCACTCAAAGGCGACTTCGTTCAGCGCGTTATCCATCAGATAGTTCGTGAGACCGGCCGCTTCCTCAAAGTCCTGGATCGCGTCCACGTTCAACGCCCACGACACGGTCGCGAGCGGCGCCGGATCAGGGGCGGCGAGCGTCGGCGTGCCGTCCTCCTCGTCCACGGACGGCGTGAGCCGTGCCGCCGACACTTGGAACCCGTATTCGGCCGATCCCAGCTTCAGCGTGCCCGGCCCGAGCCGGGAATCCTTGAACGGCATTACGTTTCCTCCATTTCAGTGACGGTGACGACGGCGAGCAGCTCATAGGCGGGCAGCGGCTCAGCGTTCACGTTGAGATCGGAGCTGGTCGGACGGTAGGCGGCGATATCGAGCGCGTCCGCGACCGCGTCCGCGGCCGTGAGCACGCGATCGACGGCGAGCAGATCGTTGAGCGGGTCACCGGACACGACGTGCACCGGGATCTGAAACGTGCGCGTGCCGTGTCCCCAGCCGGTCAGTTCGGGCAGCCCCACGAGAATGCCCAGCGGCTGCGGATAGAACGCGCCGGCGTCGCGTGTCGCCGGGATGCCGGCGGCGTCGAGCTGGTTCACGACCGCTTCGACAGCGCGGCTCGCCGGCGTCATAGCGCCACCGGCCGGCGCCAGCCGATCATGCGGAGCACTTCCGCACGGCGGGCGCCCAGACTGTCAAAGAGCGTCGTGTCGTCGCCGTAGCCGGCGAACCCGGACGGCGCATTCCGGGTCTGAAATACGAGCATCGCCCAGATCTGCGAGCCGACGAATACATCGCCGGGCGCGACCGCGTCCGGCTCAGTCAGCTTCAGATCGGAACGGCGACGCTCGACCGCCGTTTTGACGGCGAGCGTCGCCATTTCCAGCTTGTAATTGCCGGGCGGCACGGCGTAGCTGATATCCGCGTATTTCGCGACGTCGTCCGGTGTCAGCCAGTCGGACACGGCGTTTAGGACTTCGCCGCCTTGCCCGTGGTCGCGTCGAGACCGACCGGCGCGCCGGCGGCCAGCTCCATTACCTCAAGCGGCACGTCCGCGTCGAACAGCCCTTCACCGACCACGCCCAGCTCGACGTTGAGCGCGCCGATCGCGTTCGCCGTGAGCTGCGCCGGGTCGGTGATCCGCACGTCGAGCGCACGCCGCGTCGCGAGATACTTCGTGCCGGCGGCGAGCGCGGCAGACGACACGATCGGCAGCCCGGCGTACACGGCGCGCAGACCGCCCACGCCGGCGTCGAGCGCGGCGCCGGCGGCACCCCACGGCAGCGTGAGCGCGCCGGCGTCCGCGAGCAGACCCCAGACGTCGGGCGCGACGATGATCACTTCGGGCGCGCGGCCGCAGCGCGTATAGAACGCGGCGATGCCGGCGCCCGCCTTGATCGCCGCGTTCGGGGTGCCGGCGGTCGTGTCGAGCAGCGTCGCGATCTTCACTTCCACGTCGAGGTAGAAGTTCTGGACGGCCGCCGCATAGATTGTGTTGATCGCGTCCGGCGAGCTGCGCTTGACGGCCGTATAGCTGATCGCGGTCGCCCAGTCCCAGCGCTCGATCGCGGCCGGGTTGAGACCGATCACTGCCTTTCCGGTCGTCGCGTCCGCGTCCACGTTGGCCGCCCACGCGCCGTCGGGCAGCGTCGTCCACTGCGGCTTTTGGATCGTCAGCCCGACGCCGGGCAGCGGCTTCCCGCGGAACGTGTCGTAGAGCACGCGATCGACCGGCGACGGCCCGATCACGGACGACTCATAGGACGGCGGCAGCAGGCCGGGAATGTCGGTCGAGATCGTTTCGGTCAGCGCCGCTTCGATCGTGCGGCGCGCGGCGTCGTCGCCGTGCTGGGCGGCGAGCAGCGCGTGGACGTACTCGCCGGCGGTCAGCTCGCGCGGCGCACGGTCGCGGGCCGCGATGATCATCGCCGGCGCCGCGGCCGCATCGGTCGTCTGGTCGGGCATCGTTCCTCCGTTCGGGTCTGAGTCAGCGTCGGGATCGTCCGCGCCGCCGTCGTGCTCGCCGCCCTGGTCGTCGTCGTCGCCGGCGGGTAGCGGCTGCCCGCACGACTCGCAGACCGCCGGCGCCGGCGCCGGCTCGTCGTCTGCTTCGGCGGCGACGTGCTCGACGTAGGCGCCGTCGAACGCGCCCAGCGCGAGCAGCGACACCTCGTGCACGAGTCCGGCCGTCACCTCGATCACGCCGCTGTTGTCGAGCGACGCCTCCACGGTCGCGCCGATCGAGAACGCGCCACGCGAGCCGGACGCCGCCTGCGCGAGCGCGAGCGTGCCGTCTGGCGTGTTGTCGATCGCGAACCGGCCGACCATGCCGGCGTCGGTCTCAGTGATCGCGGCGAGCACGCCCACGGGCCGTGAGCGGTCGTGATCGAGCAGCAACGGCGTCCGCGCCCGCGCGCAGCGGACGCTGCCCGGCAGGAATCGGTAATCCACGCCGGCGATACGGCCGATCTTGTTGAACGGCACGACCACGCCCTCAATCGTGCGCTCGACTTGATCGGCGGCGAGCACGTCCATCTGAAAACGGATCACGTTCCAACACTCCCCGGTGTTAGGTCGGGCGCCGCGACCGGCGCCGACGGGATGCCGAACATCGAGCGGGCCTCCGCGACCGTGATCACTTCGGCGGCGAGCAGCGCCAGAACGTAATCCGCGGCCGCGGCCGGATCGGAGCGGAGGAACGTCTGCCGGTCGAACGCGACCGACTGGCCGCGCGGCAGCGAGTCGGACAGCGTCCACTCGATCGTCTGTAGGTGCGGCTCAACCGCCGACGCCAGCAACAGCGCTTGCTGCTGGCTTAGGTTGGAATAGAGCAGCGCGCTCGCGTTCCCGGACGGGCTGCCGGCGATCATCGCGACGGGCACGTTAAACAGCCGCGCGACGTCGGACACGACCCGGTCACGGCCGGGAACCAGCCCGAGATCTTCCGCGTTCAGATTCTCCCGGCTGTATTCGACGTCCTGCAACACGGCGACGCCGGTCTCCCGGCGGGCCTCTTGGAAGTCCGCGACGAGCTGGCGCAGCTCGTCGGCCGACATTTCGGCGCCGGTGTTCGTGAGCGTGCCGGCGGGCAGCTCGACGCTGGCGAGCCGGCCGGCGGCGTCCTCAAGCTTGACCGCGTTCGCGAGCGTGCGGCCGCCGACGTCGAGCACGCCGGGCAGCGGCGAGTCGAACCGGATCACGTCGCCGGGATCGACGGTCTCGCTGATCCCGGCGATCTGGTATCCGAGCAGCTCCGAATAGGTGCCGCCCGACGCCGTCGTCTGCGGCGTCACGTCCGCGACCGGAATCCACCGGCAGCGCATCGGGAAGCCCTCCGCGTCACGTTGCAGGATCAGCCAATACGCGCGGCCGCGAAAGAGCAGATCGTCAACGGTGCCGCCCAGCGTCGCCGGCAGGATCGTCGCCGGATCGGGCCGCGAGAGAAGCCAGCCGGGA